GTGGTCTTTAGACCTGTAATGAATTCCAATAGGCAGGGGGGATAGATGAGATTGACACAAACACGGTGGCGTTTTGTTCAGCTGAGTCGGTTAAGTTCCCATTGAACTTCAGTTGGTCGCCTTGTTCTAAGTGCACAACTCCGGATATTATCCATGTATCAGTTCCTAGAGCGATGTCTTTTATCTCCCTGTAATACGAGCCAAATGCACCATTTGAGGTGGTGCGAGCTTTGTTAACTACCCATCCTAGTCCTCTGCTGCTGTCAAAGCCTGATGCATTTATAACTACTGTGATGGAAAAGTATACAGTTTGCAAAGCCGTGTACCCATTGGTTATGGGTTGGAGATACTTGGCCGAGTTACCGATGTTGAATTGACTGCCTCCCATGTTAGTTATGGTAAAAGTGTTTGGGTTGACAGTGTAATTCGACGCTCCATTTAGAATTTGGGCATTAGTGGAGATGGAGCTAAACACTTGTGGAATTCTTTCTGCGGTTGGGGTCATGAGCTCAATTTCGTAATCAATGTATAAGTATCCAGGATTTTGTTCTACGTCTGAGTCCATGATTCCATAGTATACTCTGAATGGGTAAGACAAGAGTATTTCTCCTTCCGAAATTTCTGAATCTGAGTTTATCAGATAAGATTTAGGCTGGTTAAATTTGGAAGGGATGACAGATAAGCTGAAGTTTGAGTAGATCGACTTCATTACGAACGCGGAACTAGCTTGCGCCATTTCTTGAAGGCTGGTGGGCGCTGGGTCGGTTGGGTCGTAGTCTATGTAGATGTAGGCTGATCCGTTAGCAAGGGTGGTCGTGGCAGTTTGATACCTGAACGACATTTTATGGATTTTGAATTTTTCATAGGCTTGAGCTAATAGAGAAAGCCATGGAAACATATCTACATTGGCGGGGTTGCAGTGCTGTGATGCCATCGATAGGGCTCCGACATTAACCGGTATGTTGTATGAATCCACAAATTCAGTATGTTTGATGATCACAGAGTCCTTGTTCGTCTTCATTTTGGGTGCTAAGGGCTTGTACTGTTGCGCCCTTACTACCGTGACTCCTCTGTCGGTGATGTATCTGCCACCACCACGTCCATTAGAATTGGTAGGATTTCTTTTCGCACTTTTCTGTGCTCCTTTCTTATTGGTCGACTTGTTGTTGTTGTTATTTCTTTGTTGTTTTCGTGCGGTTGTGAGACCACTCGGCGGTAATAGCAAGTAGTCGAAAATAGCTTGCAAGGCTATTTTCGAAGGGGGAAGGATTTGGGCCCTCCCCCAGCGCCCCTATTCTCTACCGTAGTCCACGTCGAGTGCTATGGACAAAGCGGTAGAGTTGTACAGGCGTGGCCTAAGGTCGACTCCGGCCTTCACGAAACGCAGGGCTTCCTCCATCTCTTCAAAGGAGAGGTCGTAACGCTTGGCCCAGTATGTGAAGACTATGTGGTGCGTCACCATCGTTTTCTGAGGGTCAAGTTGAGGCACCAGTTTGTAGGAGTGGTCTGGGTCTAACACTTGGAATGTGCGGGGAACTGTGATGGGTAAGCGATGGCGGTACCAGTCTATCAACTCGGTAGACACCGCGTCAGCCCCTCTGGCATACATACTATTCAACACTCCGTAATCAAATACAAACGATGCCTGAGGGTAGGACATGTTTTTGAGAATGGGTGAGACGGTGCGGGGGTCCACTTCAGATTTACCGACTTTGCAAAAGTTCGAAAGGAGTGGAATCATCCGTACTTGGTCTTCGTGAACCACCCAGCCGCGTTTGAGGAACTCGAATCCCTCATGTAGTAAATCTGTGTGGGCCTTAGGCAAAAATCCGCATTCGTCCTTCATGAATGTCTCCACTTTTCCGAAGAGCTTATCTACTGGGCCACTGTCGTCAGAATTTTCAAAGTCCAGAATAGCAAGTACGATTGACAAGACCATGAGCAGAGTGTTGCTGATAGAAGTCTCAGGACATCCGGTTCTAAGGCCATTAACTCTAGGAAGAGAAAACTTCTGTGCCGATCTTCCTTTGTCCACATCGGTCATCTTGTAGAAGGTTGGAGCAGTTTGTTGCATGTCGTAGACCTTCATTTCCTCCTCATAAATAGGACCATGTTCTTCATCCTTTGGCATGAAGAATTCCCTGAACATGTATGCATAGAATGGATTTTGAGTGGAATCGAAGCGAGACATGTCCATCGATAAAACGTTGTGTGCCTTGATTAGGGCGCTGTCGTCGCCAACCACTGCGAGGTAATACGATTCGGGTTCCGTGAGGGAGCGGGTGAAGAAATCTTCGATGATATTGGAATGAACGGAAGCGTACAAGACGTACAATAAATATTTAAGACCAAAGACGTTTTTCAAATCGCGGATTCCGTTGAACAACCCATAATCTATGTCTTTGAGAGATTGAGCGATGCTTTCCATCATGGGTCCTATTGTTACGGTGACTGTGGTGTCCATAGCGTGTATGACACGAGGCTTCTCTTTAAATGTCAGTTCATTGATCTTAAGCATCAATTCCCATTTATACTTGAGCTGGGTTTCTTGTTTTCTCAGTTTTTCCTCAGTGGCTCTGAATATGCGTTCTTTGTCCTTGCCTGACGCCCAAGTGTCAAAGGTGATGTGTTCAAATTTCATTTTGGTACTCAGGTGTCTGCAAGCTTGGGTGTACTTCTTGGTGAAGCTTTCGCTCAGCTTTTTGATGGGTAAAGGTTTGTAACACCTCTCTTGGGCTGCCCTAACGAAGTTAGGAGTAGTTTTTGCGGGGTAAGCTCCGCCTACCTGCGAATTTCCCACATACCAGCATGGGCTGGACAGGTCATGGGTGGTGGCATAAGCGGTCATGGTCGACAGTTCTTCTGGAAAGTCAACATTCTGAACTGTTTCTATTTTGGACTGAAATCTCGGCATTTTTCCTTCTGGTACCGATTGAGTTGTGTTTGGCTCCACTTTGTCCTGAAACATTCTCTCATCAACCTGTTCAATAGTCATAAGGTTTGAAAGCGGGGCAATGAGCGTTTGGGACTTGGTATATTTGTTCCAGGCGATATGTACGGCAATGCGAATGGGCAACGTGAGCAGCTTTATTATGAGGCCAACGGATGAGATTGGGACCAGGTCCCAGATGCAATGAAAGACGAAACGTTGCAGCATTTTCTTGAAATCGAAGTCGAGGGACGATATATCGTTTCTAAGTTCAATCAACCAAATGACTACCCCCCCAAAAGGCATAGTTTTTATGAGTTCCTCCAATACCAACGACATCTTATCGGCCAATTCAGGAAATGCCTTCATTGATACGGTGGACTGGAACAAATTGGTTAGAATGGAATTAAAGGATTCGGAGATGTAAGCTTTGATCTCTTCGATCTTTTGGGTAGCTGCGTGGTACTTGTCCTTGACGTATTGGTAGATGTATTCAGGAAAAAGCGATCTAATGAATGCGAGGAACAACGATTTTTCTGGATCCAGATTTTCGGGGTGTTGAAGTCTGTTAACGGTATCTTTTTGAGTGGACAAGAGTTCCGAATTGTCTTTTAACAGTTTATTAAGGTCAGATTGCACTTGAACGTACGTATACACTCCGAGTTTCATTATGTAATCATTGAGTGTAGAGGGATCGCTGGGAGAATAAAACTCTCTGAAAACTGACCTATCAAACCACTCTCTGAAAGCTTTTGTAAATGTAGACTGGTTATATGAGTTCAAAGGTTTGCAACTGATCATAGCTGTGGCTTTCTTAATCATGTCTGGGTGATAGGTGTATCCATAAATCAGCACGTCTTTGCAGAAATCCCAGGCTGACATGTCGTCGTCGGTCATTTTGGTGACATAACATTCGACGAAGGGGCCTTCTGATCTGCCCTTATAGATTTGTTCTATATCGAAGCCGTCAAGTGACACCACGCACATATTCGTGGTGGTGGGGGTGTAGGCAAAGGATACAGACGTTTCGCCGTCTTCTTCAGTCCTAATATATGCAAAAGATCCGTCTTCTGGGGCGCAGGACGGCGTAGGGATCCAAATCGTGACTCCCGCTACGGGATGGGTGCAAAGATTGATTTGCCCCTTAACTGAATTTGGGATGGTCATGTCCTCAAAATGCCATGAATTTACTCTTTCTTCATCCAATTGTCTATTGTACCTTGCGAATGCCAGACTGTCGCCGAATTTGGTGCAATGGGAAGTTTCCCTGTATGCTGGGTCTTTGGTGTAAAGGGGGCGTGAAGCGTAGTAATATAGAGCGTGTTCGTATTCAGTTTCAGACTCCTGGGAATTTGACACGCTCACCTTCGGTTGATTATTTTGTTGCTTTGGTACATATGAGCGGAGGCTGTTTTGTATCTTCCCAATGGCCTCGTTCATCCTATTTTTGGATATATGTGGTGACTTGGACACTTTCTTTTTGGAAGCGTAGCTCATCTTCTTTATAGGATCCGAAGATTGAGGGCGCGTAGGCGGTTTCTCATCGTGCGGAGGTGGTGATGTTTTGTCTTTCCTTTTCACAGTGACCTTTTGAACCTTGTCCGTCAAAGGTGGAACGGGGTCATCTTCCTGTTCAAGTATGGAATTGATGAGAAGTTGGGTCTCACTGGGGTCTGGTTTGTCTTCTTTTTCTAGGATTTGAACGGTGGGTTGGTTGTCTGACAACATTCCTCCTCTAAGTCCCACTATCCAGTCCGGAACAGAGTTGTTCACGTACATCTCTTGTATCACTTGGTCAGCGTGATAGTAGCGTTTTCCGTTGACCACCCAAGATATAGAATGTCCAGGATAAAGATTCAACATTTCCTGATACTTCTTTCTGAACAAACTTTCTATTTTGTTGCGCCCAAGAGGTTGTTCTACGTGAATGGTTGGGTGGTTTAAGTGCGCGTTGTATTTAAGAATTGCGTTTTTCCTGTCGTAGTATTCAATGAGGCGCTTTTCTTTAGTGGCGGATAGCGATGAATTCATCTTTTCAGTTCTAAACGTGTTGAAACCATGAACACATAAGCGGCAAACCGCTTTAGATGACCAATTTCCGCAGGAGCATTTCATGTATCTACATTGGCACTCCAATTTGTAGAGCAAAGAACAGTAAGTGCATACGTATGTAGTAGCTGTGGACAGTTCCATAGACACTGGATCAATAGTGAGCTTTGAGTGTGCGACCACATCTGGAGCTCCTATTGGGGTATTGATGTCTACTTTAGGTAAGCAAGGACGACATAAAGTCTTGTTTTTCTTACAAGGCTTACCGCAAGCTTTACACTTTCCGGTAAGCGTGATTTCTCTCGAGTTTACTCTCATCGTCTTCAAGCTCTGATTAGTGATGTCATGCGATTCGAAGTTGTTGAACGACTCTTCCGGTAGACTACCACGTCTTTCGGGGTTTCCATCAACGAACATAACGGTCACATCTTCATCAACTAATTCAGGATAAGTTTTATCATTAGTCAACAGTCTTGTTTTAATGCCCTTAATTTCGGTTGTAAACCGTACCTGAGCCCTCATGGGTGTTTAGCCCATTTGGGTGTCAAGGGAAAATGGATTCTCAGTCCATCCTCCACTTATCTCTAGTCGCATTAGAGCGTTACGGTTCCTCGAGGAATCACCGAACCGGATTCCCCTCGGGAAAATGCCTCCCTTTCT